CAATGAACAATCTGCGGTCATCCACTGCCCAGCCCAGTTCGGCACCTGCTAGAGGTTGGGGTAAATCTACTTGTAAACCCTTGCGGGCGGTGATTCGTGATATTTGTACAATTGCCACAGTGTGATTCCTTCGGGTATCACATATTTAGCAAGTAATACTGTTCAACCTTTTTCCACCACAAGCCCCGATACCGATCAAACTCCTGCCCTTTCAACACAAATTCTTGATATTCGGGCTGGGTGGTCATGTTCATTTGATCGTCCAGCTGGGGCTTGACACACATCAAGATCACGCCTTTTCGGATTTTTGTACCGTGCAATTCATTGTGTGCTTCTGCATAGGCACACAACTGCACAAAGTAATCGTCAATCCACTCACGCTTTTTGGGCTTGTTGGTCTGCTTGTAGTCCAGGATGGCTTCTTCATTTAAATGTATGCCCGCACCATCTGTAGTACCCGCGTACACCTTGGGAAAATACAGCGGAACTTCAATGCCCCAAAATTCTGTAACATTCTTTAGTCCATGTTCTACAACTTTATGCGCCATAGCATGACTTGCCCAGGAGAATGGATTTGTGCCGCGATCTTTAATTGCACCATCTCGAACATACTGCTCAAGGTACGTGTGCATTCTTGTGCCACGATTGGCTGCTTCTGTTGTGATGGCTTGTGCTTGTTCCGTGCCAACCCTGGCTCGCCAGTTCTGCAAGGCTCGTTTACTTTCCTCACTTTTTGTGGCATCCAGTATTGTGGTCACTGACGGTAGTCGGTTGCCATCCGGTGTGGCATACAGTCTACGGCCGTTGACATTTTCCCGGGGAATGGGTTGATAGTTAAATCGTGGATTGTACAATGTTAAACTCTAAAACTTTCTCCGCAACCGCAGCGGTCACGTTCATTGGGGTTGGTGAATTCAAAGCCTTCATTGAGACCTTGGCGTACATAATCTACTTGTGTGCCACGCAAGTACACATCGTGTTTTTTGTCAACCAGTACACAGAAATTGTTCTGAGCATAATTTATGGTACCAGCATCGGGATCATATTGTTTAACGTATTCTAACACATAAGCAAGCCCTGAGCAACCTGTGGTTTTTACGCCCAGCCGTATGCCAGCATAGCCTTTGGTTTGCACCAATTTTTGGATTTTGTTTTGAGCCTGATCAGTTATGGTTATCATGCTAATATTTAATCACTGTCTTTACCCCATTGACGTAAAAAATTATAAAATTTTGAGTTGATTGCAAGTTTTGCAATTTGTTTTTTTTGTTGTACAGGCAATAATTCCACAATGTGATTGATAAATGCGGTTGATTCTACAAAATTATTAACCAAACCGTTGTCTGCTATTTCTTGGAATTCTCCATTAAAAGTTATTGTATAAAAAAAATTATTGTGCTTGGTCCAGTTATCTAATAGATTTTGATAAAGATTTTGATAATTTCTGCATTGCAGAAAATTTTCTACCACAGACAAAGATATTGGTATTGGATCCACATCATTTTCAATGCACACAAGATTTATTGCTGTCAATGAGGTAAAAAATGCACTGTACAAATTCATATGCACAAGGTCTGACTGATTAAAACTGCTGCTTTTTTTTGGAACTCGACTGTGATACCAGCTGCAAGTACCGTCATTATGTATAATTCTTTGGCTTAGTACATATTCAAATTGAAATTTTCGTTGATATTCCGGGTCTAACATAGCCGGGCTTGCAGGCAACGGTTCATTGACAAACACAATGGGCAGTATGTTTTCTTGAGCAACCTGTTGCAATGTCTGTTGCCAGGATGCTACTGTTTGTCCCGGTAGCCCATAAATTAATTGTGCCTTGACCACAAGCTCTTTGTGGTGTTCTCTTAACTCATTGGCCATGGACACATGCACATCCCATCCCACATCTGGACGATCTATATTGCTTAACACTTGTGCATTGGTGTCCTGGATTGAAAAATTAAACGTTTTATTGATCAACTTACCATTGGCCATGGTATGGAAAATTTTTAAATTATTATCTTTTTTGAGTTTGCTAAAATTACCGCCTATATGAAATCCGGCATTTTCTTGAAGATTTTTTTGTGCAAAATATTCAACCATTTCAACATCTTCATCATACTGCCCCACGTTGGCATCTGACAGATAAATGTTTGTGACTCCTAGCCGTTGAAACAGATCAATTTCTTGTTGGTATGTATTTTTTCTTCTTGATACCTTGTTACCAAATCCACTGTTCCAATCACAAAATGTGCATGAGTATGGACAACCTCTAGTAAGAGTATATGGTAACCATAACAAGCAATTTTTTTCCTTTGCATCAGCTACCATGAGCTCAAATAGTTCTACATTGTGTGTAAAAGGACTGGTCTCAATCATTTTTACAAATTTATAATCAGCAACTATTGATTTACCAGTTTTAGTATTTTTCCAGGCACAGTTTGATGTGTTAAATGCAATTAAAGGGTTTTCAGTGACCAAATGATCGACTATATCAGCAAATGCCTGCTCTCCAGCACCATAAACTGCATAATCAATATTAGGGTATTGTTCAAAAAAATCTTTGTTGTTGTTGACGTCAATACTGGGACCACCGGCAATTATTTTAAATGTAGATTTTAATTGGGATTTAATCTCTTTAATTTGACTGGTCAAAAATACGTGATTCCAGAGATAATGACTGGTGCATAATACGTCAGCATTGGTTTTGACAATGTGTTTAATTAATTCTTCATTACTGATTTTGTGTTGTATAGGAATCAGCCATTCTAAATGTTCAGCAACATTGGGATAGAATAAATCAATATAGGTTTTTAATTGCAACGCCGCTGGGTATAGCCAACCTGCATGCCCACCAGCATGATAGAATAATATTTTTAATTTGTTTTTTGGTGCAACAACGATGTCTTGTTCAACAACATCATGTTGCTGAAAGTGTGTCAGCATATTCACTGTGTTTCTTTTTGTAGTCTTCTACGGCTGCTCGTATAGCATCTTCAGCAAGAATGCTACAATGAATCTTGACTGGTGGCAGTGCGAGTTCTTGAGCAATCTCTGAATTTTTAAGAGCTGCTGCCTGGTCAAGCGTTCGTCCTTTAACCCACTCGGTAACAAGAGAGGATGAGGCAATCGCACTTCCGCATCCGTATGTTTTGAACCTGGCATCTGTTATAATTCCATCTTGAACTTTGATTTGCAATTTCATCACATCGCCACAGGCAGGTGCTCCCACCATGCCGGTGCCAACAGTGTCGTCGATTTCAAACTTGCCCACATTACGTGGATTTTCATAGTGATCAATTACTTTTTCTGAATAAGCCATGTGATATTCCTTCGCTGATTATAGCGTATTTACTAGTGAGTGTCAACCGAAATGGTTACTTGTTCATTCCGCGTTGCATGGCGGATTTGGCCGAGGCAGCCACAATGTCTTGCGCTTTGTTTACAGGCATTTTAGTTGGACCAGTTTCGGCACCTTTGTACATGATTATACCAGGATTTTTAGGATCAATTGGTTCCAGTACTGAATCCAGTGGTGGTTGACTTACAATGCTCACAATATTTCTTTGATTAACTGGAAAGCCCAAACTTTGTGCAGCACTTATAAATGCATCAGTACTGATCTGTTTTTGTGCATTTTCATCATCTGCGCGACCAGAAAGAAAATTCACTAGACCCATTAACTTGTTTGGATCTAGTGAACTTGCAGACTCAACTTCGTCAATTCTCATTATCTACGTGCTCGTCCCAATGCTGCTTTGGGGGCAGGTGCACCTGCGTCAAAATTGGCACCTACATCGGCACCCATTTCGGCACCCATTTCGGCACCCATTTCGGCACCCATTTCGGCACCCGGAGGTGGAACTGCACCAGGAACTCCACTGGCAGCCATGCTGGTGTCTAATGCAGCAGGTTGGCCAGTGACCACTCCCAATGCTGTTTCCAGTTGTACTTTAGCACCTTGCAAGTTTTGCACAAGTCCTTGCAATGCACCAGTGACATCAGTGTTGAACTGGGTGGCTTGTTCCATGCCAATTTGATTGCGGATTGAATCTACTAGAGCAGGCAGTTCTTTGAATTGCATCTCTGTGGTGTCTTCCAACATTGATTGCATTTTGTCTACCATGTCTTGTGCGGCCAACACAACTTGTGCTTGCTGAACTTCTGATTCTTTCAAGTAACGGTATGCTCTACGCAAACGACTTTCAGCAGCCATCATTGCCTGACCGGCTACCATTTTTTGTTCGTCTGGAGTGAGACTTTGTCCTGCTGCACTTTTCTTCAATGCCTGCGCCATCTTGGGATCTTTGATATCCACAGTATTTTGACTTCCTGACGGTGGAGGTGTGGTAGCAGTACTGGTGCTGGGGTTAGTACTAGATGAAGTAGGTGGAATTGGAACCTGTTCTTCTCGGATGCGACTTGCCAATGCTTGTTCCATCATCACAAGTTTCAAATACGCAGGATTGCGCTCGCTAGTGTGACGACTGGGGGTACGCTGATGTTCAGCAATCACACCACGCACACGTTTCAGCATGACCTGTGCTTCACGCACTGTGAGTTTGTTTACAGGCATCTTGGTACCAAAGTAACTTTCAAATACTTTAGCTACTTGGCGGCTCTTTTTTGGTGTGGCCAGTTCGGTTAATTTCATTTGGCAAATCCTCTTAGTTGTAGATATTTAGCCGAATTTAAACATTTTTCAAGTTCTTGATTCAGCAGGGTTAGATTCTCAATTTTAGGTGCAAGTTTGGTGCGCACCATTTCACGGAATTCAGGACGTGTACTGTGTTCTGCTTGCCCACGACGGCAATGTATGTCAGAAGTAAGTGTTTGTTTTTTGTTGTCTAGTATGCGGATGTTTTGTGCTAATTTATATTGTTGCAAGTGATCTGCCACACACCATGACATGGCTGTTCGTTTACTGCTGAATGCGCTCACAAGATCATCACTGTGATACACTGCAAAACCTGCAGACTCGGGTCGCAAGTGATAACGTCCAAACGCCACGTATCCACCGTGTTCATCGTCAATTATGAGTTCCGTGTACACACGTTTGAGTTCGCGCTCGGCAAAGCGTTCTAATTTTTGATCACGGGTCATAGTGTTTTTACATAGTGAGTGGCCAACCATCCCACAACACCCAACAGCGCACCGATGATGCCGATACCCCAGGCAATCAATTGGTCGTTGCGTTTTTCGCCCATTTTACGCACAATGCCATGCACTTCAGTGACCATGTGTTTGACGTGGCCAACTTCTTGTTCCACTGTTTCTATCTTGAGTTCCAGCATGCGGTAACGTTCGGCACATAACTCAACGTGGGCTTCAAGACTTTTCTTTTCAATATCTGTAGTATCAACCATGTTCAGGCTCCAATGGCGTATTTATGGCGCTGAACCAAATGTTTTGATTGGTGCCTTGAGCATGCAGTGTGGCAGTGATCACTTCTGCTTCGTCCAGTCCTGTGACCATGGGCACAGCTTCACAGTCTGCCACAAGTCCTGCTAAATCACTGCTGCCAAACTCACTGCTGAGAACACCCTCTGCTTCTACTTCAAACGCAAAGTGCCAGCCGTCTTTTTGTTTCACTGGATATACAACATTCATGGGCTGTGTTCTTAGACTGACAATTTGCAATAGGCTTTCCCAGTTGCGTTGTTGATTGCGACTGCGATTCCATTGGTCAGGTGTGTCAATCACCAGGCCTGTTTTTGTGGTAAAAGGCAACTGCTGTGGTCGGAGATGTCCAGTGACACCAGTGAAGGTACAGTCAAAAAGGGTGCGGCACAAGACTTTCATTATGTGCATATTTAACGCCAAAAAGAAACCCTGGATTTTTTACGGCCAGGGTTGAGTTAGAACTAAACTGATTACAGGTTAGTGAAACTTGCTGTTGCGCTGACGTTGGCAGTTGGAATACCAATGTTCAAACCACCTGTGGCGTTGGCTGTTTGAGCAGCGGTAACCAGGGTAGTTGTGGTATAAGCACCAGTTGGGTAGATAGCCAAACTAATTGTACCAGCAGTTGCGCCGGCTTGATAGATTGCAATAGTACCAGTTTGTTGGATTGCTGTCAACACGTTGTTCAAGTAACCATTGACGTTACCAGCATTGGTAAGGGCAGCGTTGGCTGTGAGTGTGAAGAAGTCCAGTTTTGGACCTTGAATTTGAACTGGGCCTTGGGCCGCAACGTTGGCTGTGCCAGAGATACTGCCGTTAGCAACGTCCAGTGCAAATACTGGTTGTGTAGTTCCATTTACTTTTGTAAATTGTGCCATGATAAATTTCCTTTAAGGTTAAGTGGTCTCGGTGGACCTGCTTTTATTTATACAATCGGTAAAAATCATGCCTGTTGCGGATTATTTCTAGCCGCATTTCTTGCTGTAAAGTCAAATCTATTTACCGCTTTTCCATAACCTGCAGGGGTGGCCATGACCCAACCTTCGTGTCCGGGATCTTTCAAATCCAGTTGACGCAATACGTCTAATTTTAAATCGTGCAACAACAAGAACAAGGTGAATGCTGCGGCCAAGCCTTCTGTGTTTGAAGTAGGGCTCTGTAGGTATTCCACAATGTTGGCAAATTTACGTGGTGTTACTTTGGTCTGCAGCCAGTCGCCAAATCCTGACAACAAGTTGTCAAAGTTGCCCCCGGGTTGTTTGATTCTGAAGTTGATGTAGTCTACACACAGTTTTGCTAGATCTGTGAGTTGTTGTCTTTTTAGTTCAGCAGGGTTAAACAAGATGTCAATTGCAGCACCTTTGTCTCGCACCAGTGCTTTGATTTGTTTTGCAAGATCTGTGTTTGGCACCATTTCTTTGGCAAAGATAGGCTCAAT